TATCAAAGCGCCCGGTCCAGACGACTAGCCGTCCAGACAACACATCGGCATGGCGGCGAAGGTGGCGCTTAAAAGCCTTAACTGTCCGGCACGGCGCAACGTTGGAAAGCCCGCTTTTGTTGTCATCAAGTGTTGTCCACGCGCGGCGCTCGTCGCACCACCAAAGCGCATCTCCGCTCATGACAGAGACACCGAAGCCGTAGCGCATACAGCGCGAGCCAACGGGATGTTCATGGACTAGAACAAGGTCTTTCATCATAATCTCCTTAGAAGCTGTTTGCGTTGTGATGTTGCGTGGTCTTTTCGGCTACAAGAAAAGCCTCACGAGCCTTGATGGACTGCTGTTCGGCCTCACGGGCGGCGGCTAACCGCTCGCCGCGTGGGCCTGTGTCAGTCGCTGGCCCCGGCCCGGCCTTCATACTCAGTTCGCTGGCCCTTTGTCGCAGGGCTTTCCATTCTTGCTCCAAACGCCGGACCTCAACAGCCTCTGGCGACGGTTCACGCCAGCCGCGCAAAGCCTCAAGCATCGCCTCTCGGTCCCTGCCGTATTTCCGGCAAACCCCCTCAAGTTCGGGGAGGGTAGGAAACCACGCGGCGGCGTTACCCGGTCTAGGTTCGTTCGCCAGCTCCATGACGGCGGCTTGCGCTACGTCCAGCGGGTGACGACGAAGGCAATGGACGTAAGAGTCAAATCCGACCTCTGCCGCGTCCTCGCTAGATGCCCGCCGGGCCAAAGCCTGTTGCAGTTGCGAAACCATAAGTTCCGCCTCCTCATGGCTTGGCGGGACGGAGGCAAACTCAACCTTGCCAATCGCCAGCCGCACATTGTCCGTCGATTGCGCCAATACCCCAGCCGAAGTCGTCACCTGATACGGCGGCTTGCTTTCCGGGTATCTCCATTCCCGCTTCACGTTCACGCTTACGCCTAGCTGCGATGTCAGCGAATGATGTATCGCCTGATCGGTTTCCGTTGGCTTTCGGGTTCCCAGCCACGCCCTCGCCTTCGCTTCCTCTTGGCTCGTCAGCCCAGCCACCCCGGTTGAGCCACGTTGCAGCGTAGGGGATATACCTCGCGACTGCCCACTCAGGCCAACGGCGTTGAGCATCGACTGCGGCGACAAGAGTTCCATGATCGGTTTCCTTCAGGGCTTTCAGGTATGCCGCATGGGCGGCTTTGCGGGATTTCTTGACTGGCCAGCGCGACCAAAACTCAGCGAACAAATCAGGCGGTCGCACAAGAGTTACGTTAGTAACTCTCTTACTTTCTGGTTCTGATTCTGATTGGCTAGGTTTTGGCTGGCGTAACGTGTTGTTTTTGCGAGGAAGCCCTGCGATTTCGCGCTGATTATCCTGATATTTTCTCGATTCTTCGGTGAGATAATCTGCGCGAAAGTTCGAGATAATCCCGTTGGCGCACTGAATCTTCCCGGCCGCAAGAAGCTCTTTTCGGATAGCCGTCCACTTCCTGACGCTGCACCCAAGCTGGCCAGCGATGTAACGCGCGTCATCGGCAAGCCGTCCGTCGCGCATATAAATCAGGTCAAGAACGATGGCGTAAGCGCCCTTGGTTTCCAGACACAAGCCTATCGTCCCGTCGAGAAAATCGCGGGGGAAGCGTTTGTAATACGGGAGGCTCATGCGGCCACCCAATCACTGAGCCGCTTTGCACCCTTGCTGCGGTTGCACGGCTTGCAGGCGCAAGTCAGGTTCTCAAGTGCGTTACTGCCACCAAGGGCGACGGCCAGAATATGGTCAACCTCGAACGGGCCGTCAGTCGTCTGGCAATAGGCACAACGATACCCGTCGCGCTCCAGCACGAAGGCGCGTGTGATGGCGGGAAGCGGAGGCCGGTTCTCACGGCGGCGCGTCTCGATGTCCCACCGCTCAATGTGCTTGCTCGTTAGACCGTCATCGGTGACCGTGAAAAACGCCAGCACGTCCTCTCTGATTTTCCCCCATCGCGACGGCGAACATCCAGCAATCCGCGCCAGCTTTTTGTCGTCATTCGGAAGAGAACCGCCGGGATGCCCGAGCGTCATAAGCAAGAGCAGATACGCGCCGTGCTGTTCGGTTGTCAGGTGCCTAGTGTCGCCCAGATAGTCGGCCACATAGAGCTGCATGAACGGAACGCTCACGGCATCACCCAAAGGCTTGCACAAATGGTCTGGTGGCGGTAAAACCGCATGGTCGATGGCTCCTTAGGCAAGCCGTTGGCGTTTCGCGGGTCAGTTCGTGGCTAACCCGCACCGACCTTTATCCGTCATTGGCCCTAAAAGGTCAAGGCGGGAACAAGGGAGCGCGGCGGGGGTTTTGCTCCCTCTTTGTCCCCGTCGCGGAGGAAGGAGGCCCCGGTGATGCTTCGCGCTCGCCGGGGTCTTTTTCATATCAGAACATCTTGAACCGGCTTTTGAACCGGCTCCGCAAATAGGCGGGGCTGTTTGTAAGCCTCCTCAATGCGGCGGCAGGCGATGTCGAAATAACCAGCGTCGATCTCAACACCGATAAATGCTATATTTCTCCGGGCGCAAACAACGCCCGTCGTCCCGCTTCCCATGTATGGGTCGAGCACTATACCGCATTCACCGAGTAGTGAGACACACCAGTCCATCAAGGCAATTGGCTTTTGTGTGGGGTGTTCTCTTGTTGCGCGACCCGTGCCGCGCATTACGCGGTTCGTCCGCTCCTCTCCCGACACCAAACAGCCGGACCACAGTTGTTTATGCAGTTTGGCGGGGAAGCCAAGGTTGGTCCACGCCATCTCTACATCGGCAAAAGATGGTCCGGTCGCTACCTTGTCCCACACCAGCCATGACGGCTGGTCAGGAAGCCGAGAAGCGTAGTGATTACCGCCCCAAAGGATTACCTTTTTGGCCAGAGCCACAAGGTGTATTGGATCGAATGGCTTATCATCCCCGATGACGCCACGCGTATCGCAAACCGGTTTCTGTTTTCCTGTCAGGCCATTTCCACCCCAGCGGCCTCCGCCGCTATGGCGATAGTTGATTCCATAAGGCGGGTCCGTAACAACTGCATCCACCGGGCCAAGCGTTGGCAAAATGTCCCGGCAGTCGCCAAGAATCAGCCGACAATCACCAATGACCTCCTCACGCATCGTCATTCTTCCCAGACGCTAAACATTGAAGGCCGCTTGGCAGGGACCGGCCTTTTCCTCACAGGCAAATCGTCTCCCCGCTGAAACGCAAGGGCTAGGGCATAGACAAAGCGTTCGTCTGCTACCCTTTGCCGTGCCTCGGTCTCCCGGTCTTTGTCAAAGCCGTCCGCGTATTTGTTTACCAGAACGGAGCTTCCGGGGTCTTTCTGCCACGGGATGCCAAGCGACCGCGCTCGTTCCCGGACAGTGTATTCCGTTCGGCCCAGCTTCTCGCCAATCTCGGCGGGGGTGAAACCTAGTCGCTTCATTTTGCGAAGCGTGTTATCTTGAACGGAAGTGAACCAGTCTCTAGGCTGACGCATATTCGCCTCCCGATCTGGCGCTAACCATTGTCCGCTCATAACCTTTGGCCAACTCATAGAAGGCAAAGTCCGGCCCGCCATACTTCCTAATCTGCACGGCACGAGCGTATGACTGCCCGTTCCGTTCGCAATGAGCGCGGACCCCGTGCAAAACTGTTGTGTGGTCACGGCCACCGATGCGCCGGGCGATCTCTGGATAAGAGAGATGCGGGCACTCTGTGAAAGCCCGGTAATAAGCCTCCTGCCTTGGCCATGCGATATGACGGGAGCGACCCTTCCCGGTCAACGCGGCGAGGGTTAGCCCGTATTCCTGAGCGACCTCCCGCAAGATATTAGCGACTGTCTGTCTCATGTCTCTCTCCCCTTAAAAGGCCTCTTAGGCCATGTGGTTTTAGTCTTTGGAAACGGGCGAGACGGGATTGAACCGCCTTTGACTGCCCGTCTGGCTTGCTGGCCCGTCTCCCGGCCTTGGCGCTTCGCCTTGGCAATGCGGGCAACGTCGCCTCCCGTCTTATCCGTCCGGTGGCAGGTTTTGTGGACCAGCCTCAAGTTCTCATCGCTGTCGTCAAACCCTAAAGCCCATGGGATGATGTGGTCTAGTTCATACGCTTCACCGGCCAGAACCTTCCGTTTACAGATGTCGCAGAGGCCACCGTCGCGAGTGAATAGGCGAAGGCGGCGGGCTTTCGACATGGCCGGGCGGGGTGGCGCGGCTGTCATTGTGCAATCACAATCCGCACAAGCCCGCCCTTAATAGGCTCTCCAAAGGTCAGAGAAGGCGCATTGAACTGACTGTCATTAACGCCTAGCGCTAGTGCCAAGCCGTCTTGATAAGCCTTCAAACTAGCCCGCGCGTTGTCGTCGTCTATCGCGTGAGCGGTCTTTGGGTGTATAGTGACGGACCAATTGACCCGTTCCACTGTGTCAATGTAGCAGCGCCAAAGAGGGTCTTTTGCAGCGAGGTAAGCCCATTCTTTGTGAGCCTTGAAAGCCTTAGCCTTCGCAGCCCAGTGGCCCCGACCGTTAGGCCAGAGGATTTTAGCGGGCAAGGGAAGCTCGATCATCGACAAGCCCTCTCATCTATCCAAGGGGGTGGGGTCATTCAAATATCCAAACGATCAGACCGACAGGAACTAGGACGACACCAAAAAGAGCAACTGTCCCGAACGAATACCACCACACCCGGTCCTCGCGCTCGTCCATGCTGTTTGTAAGCAGCCCAAAAACAAACCACAGAGCAAAGCCAGCTAACGCGGTTTTAAGGCCGATCATTTCCCCGTCTCCACTCGCAGTTCCTCAATCGACAACGCCCTAAGGGCCGCATAGATCGGCGCTCTTGCCTTTTTGGCCTTGATAGCCTTCGCCAGTTGGTCTTTCAGTGCATCACGTTCACGGGCGATAGCTGCAAGCCTTTCTGTCTTGGCTTTGTGAGCGGTAAAGAACGCATCATCGGCCCAATCGGGGTTTGCCGGGCAAGCGGGCGGCTGGCGATGAAAGCCGTAGCGGCTAAACAGGCGGCGGATAAAAGCAAGCACGGTCATTCTCCCTTTTTAGATTTCCGACGTTCCGCGCGTTCATGCGCTTCCGCCATTTGATGAACGATAGGGCTGAGAGGCGTGTTATCCTCTCGTGCCCGGTCGATAATGCGTTGCAGGGCGGTCCCTTGTTTCGGCCTCACGCCGATTGGTTTGGTCGGGTTAGGCACTAGCGATAAGTTCCCGGACGCGGGCAATCTCACAAGCGGTCAGCGGCTCGATTTCGTCGGCCAAGGGTGCGGACGCTTCCTCGACAACGGGAGGGACGTGTTCGCCAAACGCCAGAACGCCACGGTGCAGTTCGGCGCGAAGTTGGCGCTCTTCGCCTTCCGGCTCACGCCAGAGACACAAGCCGACGAAAATGCGGAGGGCAACGTCAACCCATTTGGCCTTGATGCCCCAGCCTGCGGAGATGCCGTAGCCTGCGGAGATGCCCCAGCCTGCGGAGATGCTGCTGCCTGCGGAGATGCCGTCGCCTGCGGAGATGCTGCTGCCTGCGGAGATGCCGTCGCCTGCGGAGATGCTGCGGCCTGCGGAGATGCCGTGGCCTGCGGAGATGCCGTCGCCTGCGGAGATGCCCCAGCCTGCGGAGATGCCCCAGCCTGCGGAGATGCTGCTGCCTGCGGAGATGCCGTAGCCTGCGGAGATGCCCCAGCCTGCGGAGATGCTGCTGCCTGCGGAGATGCCGTCGCCTGCGGAGATGCTGCTGCCTGCCTTTGCCTCCACGCGGCCTTTGGCGCGGACATAGCCCGAAAACCGCACGGTTCCCAAGTTCTCTGCAATCACAATGTGACCGGCATAATCCGTCACATCTACAGACCCGGTATAAAGGCCGTCTGTAATTTGATCGGCGGTGATGGTATGAGTTGGCATCGCCATGATGTTCTCCACGCGGGCCAATCCCGCTGCCGACATAAAGGCCGAAAGCGGCGCGCCTGTCAAACGCAATGTTTAACAAATATCGCTTGACGCTCTCCCCGGTGCCGTGTTTTATGGTGGCAACAAGGGAGAACGACATGACACCGAGGCCAAGAGGCGGATTCACTTACAAATGGGCGTATCGCAATGCGATTTCCCGCGCTCGTCTTGCGTTGTCGTGGGAAGACCGGCTGGACGCGCTGTCGTATGCGGAAAAAATGCGGCACCGGATTTTGGCGGATAAAGGCCGCTACCGGCTTTGCGTTCAAGATTATTCAATGGCCGCTGTTCGCGCTTCGGCGTTCAGAACGGATATTCGGCGGGTAATGGGAGCCGCGAAATGACTGACGTTATCGACGCCCTCCGCGCCATCCGTCACTCCGGCAAGTTCGAGCCGTGTCTTTCAACCCTTACCGTTGCAATCGGTGACGTTGAGCGGCTGACTGATCTGGATGAAGCCCAGATCGAACGCTTGAGAAGCGCGGTTACCCGACTAACAGCCGCGTATTATAAACACTCGCTAGGCCAAGCCGATGACTGACAGACCTCTCGCCCGGTTTCATGAAGGCCGGTTGTGGCTAGACAAGGGCCTTACAGGTTATGAGCCGGTGTGCCGGTCGGAGGTCAATACCCTTCGCGCCAGTTTCGCCCACCATACCAAAGTTTGGTCCGGTCCGCCCCCGTTGAGCGCGGAATATGAACGCCAGCTCTCGGAGGCAATCAATCAATACGACAAGGCAATGGAGGAAGCCGATGACGTTCTCGGATGAACAGCGGATAGCCCTGACGGCTCCGCTCAATAAGGCCCATGTGGCCACCCGCCAGCAAGCCGGGCAGACGCTTTCGTATCTTGCCGCGTGGCACGTTATCGCGGAGGCTAACCGGATTTTCGGCTTTGCGGAATGGGACCGCGAGACAGTCGAGATGCGCCAGCTTGGCGAGCCGCGCCTAGTCGATGGAAAGTCCCGCGTCGGATATTCCGCCCGCGTTCGGATTACCGTTCGCGCGGGTGACACGGTTATCGTCCGCGAGGGTTGCGGGTTTGGGTCTGGCATTGACCGGGACGTTGACCAAGCCCACGAAAGCGCCGTCAAAGAGGCTGAGAGCGACGCAATGAAGCGGGCGCTTATGACCTTTGGCAATGCCTTTGGTCTGGCGCTTTACGACAAGGCGCAAGCGAACGTGGTCGAGACCCCGCCTGAGCCTGTTAAGCCTCCGACCCTTTCCGAACGGGCCGACCGTTTTGAGGACGTGTTGCGCCGGACGAAACCGGACGACCTGTCGAAGGTATGGGCGAAGGCTTCCGGCTTGTGTGCAGAACTGGACGCCGCTTTGCCCGAACGGCTGGCGGAACTGACGACGCTTTATGAGGGGCTGATCGACTTGGCCTCGCAAACCCCATTCACCAAAGAGGAAGCAAAATGACGGACGCGATTAACACCGGCCACCTTCAAGCGTTCATGGAACGGCTGGAACGCCTCGATACGGATAAGACCGCCATTGCTGCCGACATGAAGGAAGTTTTCGCGGAGGCGAAGGCGGTCGGTTATGACCCGAAAGTCATGAGAAAGGTTCTGCGCCTGATTAAACAGGACAAGGCGAAGCGCCAGCAAGAGGAAACAATCCTCGATCTTTATCTGCAAGCCGTGGAGGGCTGACCTATGAAAAACATTACGATTGCCGGGCGCATCACCAAAGACGCCGAACAACGGACGATAACGGGAGGCGATAAGGTGACGGCGTTTTCCGTCGCGGTTGATGATCGATCTGGAAAGGAAAAGGGAACGATCTTTTTCGACTGCAACCTGTGGGGTGCGCGTGGCGATAGTCTGGCGCAATACCTGACGAAAGGGTCAAGCGTGACGGTCTGTGGCGACTTGTCCAAGCGCGAGCATGAAGGCAAGAGCTACTTGACCGTCCGCGTTGATAGCCTGACCCTGCAAAGCGCTCTGAAGGCGGCGGGCGGCGGTGGCGAATATTCCAACAAGCCCAGTTTGCGAGATTTTGCTCTCGACGACGATGTGCCATTCATTCGCCCGGCGTTTAGCCATGAGTGCTGAACCTATCCCCAACGCGCGGCCCTATGACCTGATCTGCGAATGTATCGACGACCTTTATGCGGAGGCGCGAAATTTTGCAGACGGCGAGCCGATCACCACGCCGGGTCAGGCCGAGGCCGTGCAAACCCTGATGCGCCAAATCCAGCAAGCGGAAAAGGCGGCGGATGCGGAGCGCGTAAAGGAAAACGAGCCTTTCGATGCTGGCAAGGCCGAGGTCCAAGCCCGATACGCTCCGCTCATCGGCAACACGAAAGCCGTCAAGGGTAAGACGGTTCAAGCGGTCGAGGCTCTTAAGGCTTGCCTCGCGCCGTGGCTGAAAAAGCTGGACGACGAACAAAAGGCCAAGGCGGAAGCCGCGCGTCTGGTAGCTGAGAAGGCTATTCAGGACGCGGCGGAAGCTATGCGCCAAGCCCAGAGCGCTAACCTTTCAGAACGCGAGGACGCGGAGCAAAAAATACAGGAAGCCCAAGCCGCGCAAAAGGCCGCTAGGGACGCCGAGAACGCTCGCCCGCAAGCGTCTGGTATGGGAAGGGCCGCGACCCTAAGAACATCTTACAACGCGGTTCTGGTGGATGCCCAAGTGGCAGCCGGGGCATATTGGAAGCGCGACCCGTCCGCGTTCAATGCGTTTCTGCAAAAGCTGGCGGATGCGGACGTGGCGTCGGGGAGGCGTGACATTCCCGGCTTCGATGTCGTCGAAGTGCAAACGGTGGTCTAGTGACAAAGGCCGCTATCGTCCTGCGATCTAAACAGGATAGAGAGAAGGTGTGCGGATGGGTCTGGGCGCTCCCCGACCTGTCCCGCATCACCCTTGCAAGGCCGAAACGTAGCCTGCCCCAGAATGATAAAATGTGGGCAATGTTGACCGAGCTTGCCGAGCAAAAGCCGGTGCATTGCAATCTGCCAATGGACCCGGTGAAATGGAAAGCCGTGATGATGCAGGCGCTAGGCGCTGAGATGGTGATGATGCCGACGCTGGACGGCCAGAACTGGTTTCCGCTTGGCCTCCGGTCATCCGATCTTGACCGGCAAGAGATGGGCGACCTGATAGAATTTATGACCGCGTGGGGAGCGCAAAACGGAGTGACCTTTAGCCATGAATGACCCGATCACCTCCGTCCGTTCCTACGCCTGTCCAAAAAGCAGGGCCGCGCGTGACCGATGGCTTGCCCACCGTGCAGAGGCTGGAATGCCTGTTTTCCGCATCGCTGATAAGCATGGGGAGCCGCCGGGAGCGTTTATGCGGCAATTTCAAAAAGCGCAAAAATAATCACGCGGGCTATTGCGTAACCGGAAACGGTATGGGATAAGGGTGCATCAAAGGGAGAAAACGACATGACCTTCAAGACCGAACGCCTCACGGCCCGCGAGATTGCTAAAATCGACGCCGTTCCGGTTATTAACGCCGTTCAAGCAGCTACATTGGCCGCAGCCAAGCGCACCGGCGTTCGTATGGGCGTATCCATTAAAAATGGGGCATACCACGTCAACGCTTTAGCGTTTGCCACCAACTCGGCTGGCCGCATTGTCGGCGGCGCGGACGTTCGCCCGATTGGCACCTTTTGGACGGCTGATGCGGCCATTGCCTGCCTCAATAACGCCTAATGCGTATTCTGGTCGCTTGCGAATACAGCGGAACCGTTCGAGACGCATTTCGCGCCCGTGGACATGATGCCATGTCGTGCGATCTATTGCCGACCGACGCGCCCGGACCTCATTACGAGGGCAGTGTTTTGGACATTCTGGATGACGGCTGGGATTTGATGATAGGCCACCCGCCTTGCACAGACTTGGCGGTTAGTGGTGCGGCATGGTTTAAGGAAAAGATAGCAGATGGTCGGCAAGCGGCGTCATTGGCGTTTGTCAGGGCGTTAATGGACGCGCCTATTCCTCGCATCTGCATTGAAAACCCGGTTTCGGTTATCAGCACTCACATTCGCAAAGCCGATCAAGTCGTTCAGCCGTGGATGTTTGGACACATGGAACAGAAGGCAACCTGCCTTTGGCTCAAGGGTCTGCCGCCCTTGCGCCCCACTGCTATGGTTTACAGCGAAATGATGTTGTTGCCGAAAAGAGAACGTGAACGCCTGCATTACCTCCGGCCAAGCCCAACCCGATGGAAAGAGCGAAGCAAGACTTTTCAAGGAATTGCTGATGCTATGGCCGATCAATGGGACGGAACATGGAGTGACCCCCAGATGAGCTTGTTTGCCGCATGACCGCCACCCTCCGCACTCAACGCGCCCGTTCCCGCCAAGCCCAATCTGGAGCAAAGCGCGTTGAGGTAGTGCTAGACGCTGCCCGCCTCGCCGTCCTGCAACAAATCAAAGACCGTTACGATTATACGACGGCAGACGCTATTTCCTACGCTATTAGCGCCGCACTGGTTGTTATGGCGCGGGACACCCCATTGAGCAGCTAGGAGGTAGAGGGCCTAGTGGGCGCGGAATAACGGGTTTCACCGGACCCGCCGCGCCTTGCTCAACTTTTTTTGCCCCTCACGCATTTTCCCTATTGCGTAATATCTGCCCATGTGGGACAAGGGTTCATCGGCGCAGGGCAATCAAGCACTAGCCGGACGGAAACAGACAGATGGCTCGCCCCGTTAGCAATATGCATCACAACCGCCGCCAGTTTGATGTAAACACCAAGGCTGATTTCGTCGTCGCCGTCGAGGCGATGGGCATGACCGTCAAGCAAGAGCGGGTCAAACGCGAAGGCTGGAACGACACCCGCGCAACGTTTGTCGTTAAGTCAGACGGCACCGAATGCATGGTTTTCGATCAAATGAAAGGCGAGCGCGTTGACTGGAATGAGTGCGCCAAAGATGCTGAAAAATTTGCGAGGGAAGCATGACCCCGGCTGAATACCGCGCCGCCCTCTCAACCCTCGGCCTGTCGCAGCAAGCGGCGGGCCGGTGGCTCATGGTCAGTCCCAAGACCGCACAAAATTACGCCAAGCTAGGCCCAAGCGGTCCAGCCCACCGGGCTATCCTGATGGCGCTTAAGCACGGCTTGACCGAGTGACGGTCACAATGCATCATCCCCAATCACAAGAAGGGAAGTGACGACAGGCGGGCGGCGGCATTGACTATTTAGGCATTTGAGCCGATACTCGCCGGGTCTTCGGTGGAGATTAGTCGATGAAGAAAACCGGCCCCAAGCTTCAACCGAAGCTGATTCCGCAACACAAGCGTCTCGCAATGGGAATCCCAACGAAAGTTGGAGGCCCTACCGGCAAGCCCTACGGCATGGCCTAGCCCCTTCGTGGGGCTTTTTCACATTCAGGAACAAAGATGACGAACTTTAGAAACGATCAAGGCACGGGCAGTGTCGAGGCCGATGTCGGCACGTTTGATGCGGCCACGGTTAGCGGTGATGCCGCAATGGCGCAGAAAAAGGTCGTGGTGACCGTTGTGGACGGTGCTGCCGCTGGCACTTTCACTATGCCAGCCGGTGCGTTTGTCGATCACTATTACATCGAAACCCCGGTAGCTATTCCGGGCACCCCGACTAACACGAACATTCGCCTCGGCTCTGCTGCCAATGGCCAGCAATACGTCGCTGACGTTGATGTAAAGGCTCAGGGCGTCGTCAACGCGACTATCGTTTACGCGGGCCGCAATCCGGCTGAAACCGTCCATTACACGGTAGCAAGCTCTGGCGGCACGGCAAACCTTCAGGACGGAACGCTCAACCTCTTTATCGTTTACGCGGTCCCCGTCTGACAATGACAACCGAAGAGTTCTTTGCGCTTCCGGTAAAGCCGCGCCCCATGTTGGGGGCTTTCCCGATGCCCGGTATCATTCGCGAAGGCGAAGAGTATTGGACACGCGGGGACGGTTTGCGGTGGCGCTTGACCGAGGTTGACGGTGAAAAGCGCCGGGAAGTTGTTTAATGGACCGGGTTGCAAGGCGTCTAGCTGACAAGGCAAGCGCACTCCGTGGCATTCTGACCGATACCCCTTACGCGGATTGGGAAGGTGCCACGGAAGCCCAGCGTGAGTTTTGGCGAGAGATTGCCCGCGCCAGTCAAGAGGCCGAGCCTGAAAGGCCCAAAGCGAAAGCCAAGGCCAAGTGACGACATTCCTCCTGACAATCATCGCCATTGCCTGTTGCATTACAGCGGCGGTGACGGTGTTGCGGGAGATGGAATGACCCGGCAGATGCGATCCAGAGCCGTCCGGGTACCGTTGCGGACTATGGTGACGCGCCGAGACTGGCCGCAATCGTCGGGGCTTATGGCCCAGCTTGTGAGCATCGGCTGGCTGCGTCTGGACGGCGTGTAAAATAAATCTGTCAAAGGGGTTGCGTGACCGGACTTAATCGGGTTTACTCTCTTCAACAGGGAGAGACGAAATGACCTTCGCAGATTTCAAAAACAACGCCGTTAACGCCCCGCGCATCGAAAGCGCCTGTGGTGTCGCCCTTTCCGCCTTTCTGAAGGCGAACGGCGCGGTGCAATATTTTCTTAATGGCGGCGAGGTCAGCGAATACAACGCCGAACAAAACTTCGGTTACATCATGCGGCGGCGGGGGGCGTGATCCCCCTAACGCTTCCCGGTGCCGGGTTTCGATTCACATACCGAACCGGCGAGGGCTGGCGATGGCGTCAAAAGGTTCTGCCGGGCGACATAGATGCAACGGATATGACCGGCCCGGAGTTCGAGGACGCCGTAAGAAAAAGCGAAAAGCCCGAAAATAGTGCTTGACCGCGTCCGGTCACTGTGGGACAAGGGATCAACAAGGAGAGAACGACATGACCTTCAAGACTTGGACCGCAAACGGAACCGCCGCCCGCTACCACCGCACCGCCGTTCTGAACAAGATTGCGGACGCCTTCGGTCGCCGTGGTTACGATCTGGCCTCGGCCTTCATCGGCTCCGCTGAATACATCTCTGGCGTTCAGGCCAATCAAGCCGTTGAGGCGGCGCAGTGACTGCCACCCTCCGAAAGCAAATTCAACGTTCCCGTCTAGCCCATAGCGGAGGCAAACGTCTGGACCTGTATCTAACCAAAGAGGAAGCGGAAGCCCTTGAGGCGTTCAAAGTGCGCGGGCGTCACAGAAACCTAACGGATGCGGTGAAGGCCCTGATTGCTCCGCTTGCCTAATCCCTCCACCTAGTCCATATTCCCTACAGCTTACACCCCAGCTACGGCACAAGGTTAAGCGACCAAACGGAATACGACTAACCCCATTGAGAGCAGTCTAGATGACCGCGTTGCCCAGCATTTACGGCCTGTTCGATAAGGACGGGCTTTTGCGCTATGTGGGCAAAGCCAACAATCCAGCGCAACGCCTCAAGGGCCATATCCGGGACAGCCTGAAAAAGAACACACCGCTCTACGCGTGGATGCGAAAGCACGGCGTTCCTGAAATGCGCGTTTTGGAAGCCAACTGCGTGGATTGGAAAGAGGCAGAGCGCCGTCTTATTCGAGAGGCACGGGAGCGCGGCGATAAGCTGCTGAACGTGGCTGATGGCGGCGACCAACCTTTTTGCCCCGTTGAAGTCCGAAGAGAGAACGGACGCAAAAGCATCGCTCGCTTTTTAAATGGCACAAACACAAAGGGCGAAGACTCCCGCGAAGCCCTAATCCGCGACACATACAACTGGGTCCGTATGTTCGCCAAAACTCGCGGCTTGCCTGCTTTGCTGGAACGCATTGAGCAGAAAATGCGGGACCGGTTTGCAGAGGACCCAAGGTCATACAAAGCGTGGAGGACGGTCTAATGCCGCAGCTCACCAACGCCAAGCATGAGCGTTTCGCGCAAGAGCTTGCCAAGGGCGCATCAGCCTCGGAGGCTTACGTTCTGGCTGGTTACTCAGCCAATGACGGAAACGCCATAAGGCTGAAAGGAAATGAAAAGGTTTCATCGCGTGTCGCTGAAATCCTCGGTCGCGCCGCCACCAGAGCAGAAATCACCATCGCGTCGGCGACCGCGCACCTGCTGAAGCTGGCCGAGAAGGCTGAGGCTCTAGGCGATGCTTCGGGCTTTCAGGCGTCTCGCGCATCGATGATGGACGCGGCCAAGCTCAACGGCCTTGTGGTCGATAAGTCGGAGCAGACGCATACGGTGCATGAATGGCTTTCGACGGCAAACTAAGCCCCGAGGAGCAAGCCAAGGTTCAGCGGCTCCGCGATGACTTTGAGTTTTTCGCACGGAACGTCCTTCGCATCCGCACAAAGACAGGTGAGGTTAAGCCGTTCGTCCTCAACCGGGCGCAGCGGTTTCTCCATGAGAGGCTAGAGGCTCAACGTCGCAAGACCGGCAAGGTCCGGGCTATCGTCCTTAAGGGTCGCCAAGTAGGGGCCTCGACGTTGTTCCAAGGCCGGTTCTACTGGCGTCTGTGGGGCGGGCAGGGGCTTAAGGCGTTCATCCTGACGCATGAACAGGCCGCGACTGACAATATGTTCGCGATGGCCCAGCGGTTCCATGATGGAGCGCCAGTGTTCGTGAAGCCCCGAACGAAGGCGGCGAACGCGAAGGAATTGGCCTTTGCGGATAATGACTGTTCGTATTCAGTCGGCACGGCGGGGACTAAGGGGGTGGGCCGATCATCGACCTTGCAGCTTTTCCATGGCTCGGAGGTCGGGTTCTGGCCTAACGCTGAGACGCATATCGACGGCGCGTTCCAGGCTATTGCCGATGTAGCGGGAACTGAGCGCCTGTTGGAGAGCACGGCAAACGGGATCGGCAACGTGTTCCAGCGGCGCTATGCGGCGGCTCAACGTGGTGATGGGGACGAGGAGGCGATCTTCATCCCGTGGTATTGGGGCGAGGATTATGAGCGCGAGGCTCCCGAGGGCTGGTTCCCGCCCGGTGAGTGGGAGCTTTATCAGCACAATAACTCGCTAACCCGAGAACAGCTTTATTGGGCTTTCTGCAAGAACCGCGACATGGCGTCGGCCCTTGGCGAGCCGGATGACAAGCCGTGCTGGAAGTTCATGCAAGAGTTCCCTGCCAGTGCTGACGAGGCATTCCAGACGGCCGGTAACAGCTTCATCCCGTCGCCTGCCGTGGCCGTGGCGCGTAAGAACAAGATACCGCCCATTGGGGCTATGGTGATCGGCCTCGATCCGGCGAGGGGTGGGGGAGACAAGACCGGCGTGGTGGATCGTGTGGGCCGCGTGATGGGTTCGTTCGTCTGCGAGCGGTGGGATGACCGCGACCTGATGGTGGTGGCGGGCAAGGCGTTTGCGCTGCTGAAGAAATACCCTCGCGCGATTATGAACATCGACGTAGGCGGGCTGGGTGCGGGCGTTTACGACAGACTTGCGGAGATGGGCCTAAGTCATCGGGTTAATGCGGTGAACTTTGGGTCTAGTCCGTTGGGTATTGGGCCGACTGGTGACGAGCTTTACGCCAATCGCCGGGCTGAGATGTGGGACATCAAGCGGGATTGGTATATGGACCCGGCAGGGGTTCAAGTGCCGGATGACGATGTGTTCCATGCGGATGAGACTTCGGCGGTGTGGGGTTCTGGCGCGACACGGCATAGCTCGAACAATGAGCTTACGTTGGAGTCGAAGGACAAGATTAGAGAGCGGCTTGGATTTAGCCCCGACTTGGGCGATGCTGCTGCGCTTACATTTGCCGTGCCGGTAGGGTATGACTTTGAAGAAGACGACCGTGGCCATGCGCCGCGCGGTCAATCCAGCGTGACGGGATACTAGATGAGCATGGTCGAAGACTACGGCGGCGAATACGAAGCGCCTGAGCCGGAAGAGATCGAGGGGATGCCGGAAGGTGTCGATCTGGACGATGCCGGTGGGCCAGAGGATGATCGCCCGCTTGTTCTGTTGCTCGCTGCGTCCACTGGCGATGTGTCTGACATCATCATCCAGTATCTGGGCGAGACGGCACTAGCCACGCTTGGGTCGCAATGCGTTCAAGAATGGCGCATGGACGATGGCGCGCGGAATCAATGGAAGACACAGACGGAAGCGGCCTTGGCTGCTGCTGCTCAAGATAAGCCGGATGACAAGAACTATCCATTCGACAGGTCAGCGAACGTGCAATACCCGCTGGTTACTGTGGCGGCGCAACAATTCGCGGCGAGGGCTTATCCGGCCATTGTGAAGCCGGGGGATGCGGTTAGCGTGGCGGTTCTCGGTCGGGATGAATCTGGCCAGAAACAAGCGCGGGCTGACCGGGTTAAGGACTACCTGAACTATCAGTTGTTCTACCGGATTGCCGACTGGGAAGGGGACACGGACGTTCTGCTTAACCAGTTGCCGATTAGCGGGTGCGGGTTCCGCAAGGTCTATTACGACCCGCACAAGCGCCGTCCGTGCAGCGAGTTCGTGAATGCCCTTCATCTGACTGTGCCAAGCGATGCACGAAGCCTTAAGGAAGCGCCCCGGATTACACAGGACTTTGAGGTGTTCCCCTATCAGGTGAGTGAACGCCAGCGGTCGGGGATGTATCGAGACGTTCCGCTGTTGCTTGACGGGAACGAGGACGATCAAGCGCCGCGCCAGTTTATCGAGCAACACCGCCTGCATGATCTGGATGGAGACGGGGTTGAGGAGCCTTACGTCATCACGGTTGACGTTGAGTCGTCAGAGGTCATGCGGATTGAAGCGGCTTATGATGAGCTTGACCTAGAGATTGCGGAGGATGGCCAGACGGTCATTCGGATTGAGCGGTGGTGCCCGTTCGTCAAGTATAGCTTCCTGCCTGATCCGAAGGGCGGCTTCTATGACATCGGGTTCGGTCACTTGCTGGCCCCGCTCAATGCGGTGGTTAATACGATCATCAATCAGCTTCTGGACGCGGGCCATGCACAGGTTGCGGGCGGCGGGTTTCTTGCGGCGGGTCTGAGGCTTCAGGGGTCCGGGCAGACGAACGTGTTGCGGTTCAGCCCGAGTGAATACAAGGTGGTGAACGCGCCGGGCGGGGACATTGCCAAGGCGATCTACGAGCGGCCCATGCCCTCGCCTAGCCCTGTCCTGTTTGAGTTGCTTGGGATGCTCATGGACGCGGCGAAGGACATTTCGTCGGTTAAGGACGTGCTGACGGGAGAGGCTGGCAAGTCACAGACGGCCACGGCGACGCTGGCCCTGATTGAGCAAGGGCTTCAGACGTTCACGGCGATCTACAAGCGTATTTACCGGAGCGCCAAACAAGAGTTTCAACTGCTCTATGATTGCGTGTCGAGATACGGCGACCCGGACGAATATGCGCGGGTGCTGGACATTCCCGGCGCGACACTGGCGGCTGACTTTAACGAGGCTGATCTGGATATCCAGCCGGTAGCGGACCCGGCGTCTGTGACGAATATGCAGCGGATGGCCAAGGCCGGGTTCCTGCAAGGGTTCCTCGGCAAGGGGCTTAATGATGAGGAAATCCTCAAGCGTATTTTTGAGGCTGCTGACATTGCGGACATTGAGAAACTGTTTCCGCCTAAACCTGAAGGGCCTCCCCCGCCTAACCCGCTGATGATTGCGGACATTCGGGAGAAGGAAAGCAAAGCCGGTCTCAACGAGGCCACGGCTGCAAAGAATCGCGCTGATGCGATGGACAAGCTCTCCCTAGTGGCAGAGCGAGGAGTGACGAATGGAAATGGAGGACTGGGAACAGTGGCGCAACCATCCGGTGACGGAATGGGTGCTGTCGGCTTTGAACAAGGCGGCTACGGCCCAACGTGACGGTTGGGTAGCCGCGTCGTGGGAGGCGGGTGAGAGCGACCCGCTGTTGCTTACGACGCTTAGAACACGGGCAGACGCATACCGCGCTCTGTCTGAAATAGCCCTCGAAGATGTGAGGAAGATGCATGATTCGACCGATTGAATACAACGTGCTGGTTCGGCCCGATGCGGCAGAACAAAAGACAAAGGGGGGGATTATCCTCTCTGACCAGACAGTAGAGAGCGACAAACACGCGCAACAGCGTGGGGTTATTGTCTCTATGTCTCCGGCGGCTTTCGATTATGCGGAGTGGCCGGAAGGTGGGAAGCCTGAAATCGGTGACCGAGTATTGTTTGCCCGATACGACGGCATCCTTGTGAAGGATGGCGAGGATGAATTCCGCCTTGTGAAAGACAAGGCGATTGCAGCGGTGATCGAATGACCGACGTTCAAATGGCCCCAGAGGCTCAAGAGGCCCCCGCCCCTGATGTAGCGGCTCCCGACATCCCGAATGACGCGCCCGCCCGTGAGGCGGCTTCTCCGCCCGATCTGGAGGCCCTTGCAAGGGAAATGGGTTGGCGTCCGAAGGAGGACTGGAAAGGCGACGATTCCGGCTGGCGTGATGCCGGGGAGTTCGTCAAGCATACGGTCGATGCTAACCGGACGCTCAAGCGCGAGCTTGGCGAGGTGAAGGACACGATCAAAGGTCTGTCCAAGACCAATGAGAAAATCCTTCAGCGGGAACTGGATAAGCAGCGTGTGGCCCTAGAGCGCAAGTTTGCTCAAGCGGTGGATGCGAACGACCCGACCGAGGCTCGCCGGGTGTCTGCGGAGATTGATGCACTTGAACGCCAGCCGGTCCAGCAGGACTACAGGGCCAAGTTCAAGGCGGATAACCCGTGGTTTGGTGACGACAAGGAAGCGACTGCTTACGCTGTTGCTATGGCGGCGGTCGCCAATGAGGAAGGCAAAGACCCGGACGCTCAACTGGCGTATGCGGCTGAGAAGGTCAGAAAGCGGTTCCCTGAGTTGTTTGATGCCAAGCCGGTGCAACGCAATGCCCCGTCTGTCGAGGGTGGCCAGCGTGGCACTCCCCCGCCGAAGAAAACCTATCCCCCGGCTGTTCTGAATGCCGCCCGCCAAGCCGTTGAGCGCAAGCGGGCCGATAGTGTGCAGCAATACCTCGATATGTATGACGAAGAGAAGATGCGCTGATGGCCCGCCCTTACAACAGAAAGCCCAAGATGACCGAAGCACCTGTCCGGGTTACTCCCGCTATTGCTCTTGATGCACCGCACACGATTGAAGAGGTTGCTCCTCCAAAACCGGAAGCCAAGTCGTCCGGTATCTCGCCGCGTCGTCTTCAGGAGATGCGCGAAAGACGTGAGCGCAGTAACGGAACGCTTGACACGATGACGGTCATGCGCCTTGGCTTGCCAGAGGAAGTAATCCGTGATAACGCTGATTGTGAACTTCGGTGGGTCCATGATGAAGGTGGACGCATCGAACAACTGACCCAGAGGAACTACTATGATGTGGTTGATGGGGTCGAGGGGCGCACTGTGGGGACAAACTCCCAAGGTGCCCCGATAGTCGCTAGACTCCTTCGGAAACCCAAGGAGTTCGCGGTAGAGGACCGGAAAGCCAAGTTGGACCGTCTCAATCAAGTTGAGAAGGCTGCGCTTCAGGGTGAAGGTTCGGGGGCCTCGGCTCCGTCTCCTGCGGGCATCTACGCCCCTTCCGATAACACCATCAGGGGCTTCAAGCCCTAAAGGAGTCTTTTCCTATGGCTAACGTCAATTCTCCGTATGGGCTGCGGCCTGTGCGAGAGCGTGACGGGTCTCCCTACAGCGGAGCTTGCAATACTTATTTCGTCCCCTCGACGGATGCGACTGCGCTGTTTATCGGTGACCCTGTCATTCTCGCTGGTTCGGCTGACACGGCGGGCGTTGCCCCGACCGTCACCCGTGCTACCGCTGGCGCGACCAACCGCATCACGGGCGTTGTGGTGGGCTTCCAGCCCAACCCGGCGTTTGTGCCGTTCGGTTACCGCCCGGCCTCGACCGATATGTATGTTCTGATCGCTGATGACCCGGACATCGAATACGCGATTCAGGCGGACGTGGACGGTATTGCGGCTGCCCAGATTGGCCTCAATGCCAACCTGACTGCGGGTTCCGGTTCAACCGCGACGAAGCAATCGGGTTTCATTCTGGACGGCACCACGCCCGCTGCCGATGCGACTTTCCAGCTTCGCGTTCTCGGCCTTGAGCCGCAAATCAATAACGAGGTCGGGGCTTACGCCAACGTTCTCGTTCGTATCAATCTGCCGACTGAAGCTGGTAATGCCAGCGGCCTTGGCATTTAAGGGAGGGTTTGAACAATGGCTGTGATTACTCGCTCAAATCACCCCGATGCTCTTTGGCCCGGCGTAAAGCTGTGGTTCGGTAAAGAGTATGGGAAATACCCCAAGCTCTACACTCAGTTCTTCGACAAGGAAAAGTCGGACAAGGCATGGGAATACCTGATTGAAGCCACTGGCTTTGGTCTGGCCCCGGTCAAGACCGAAGGCGCGTCGATTGCTTACGACTCGGACCAACAGGGTTACAAAAACACCCTGTATCACGTCGTTTACGGTCTGGGTTACATCGTGACCCGCGAAGAGCAAGAGGATGACCTGTATCGGGAAGTCTCCGAGACCCGCGCTTCGTCGCTGGCCTTCTCCATGTCCACGACCATTGAGATTGTTCACGCGAACATCCTCAACCGTGGCTTTACCGGCGGCGCTTATGCCGGTGGTGATGGCGTTGCTCTGTTCTCGACTGGTCACCCGACGCTTTCGGGCGATCAGGCCAACACGCTTGCCGTTGCGGCAGACCTTTCGGAAGCCTCGCTTGAGGATGCCATTAAGGTTCTGATGCAGATGCGCAACTCGCGCGGCCTGAACATTCCGGTTGCCCCGACGAAGCTGATGGTCAATCCGACCGAGGCTTTCAACGCGGAACGGATCATCAAGTCGAACCTGCGTCCCGGCACTGCGAACAATGACATTAATGCCATTCGTTCGATGGGCCTGCTTCAGGACGGCTATGTCTCGAACCCCTATCTGACGGACCTCGATTCGTGGTTCCTGAAGACGGACGTTCCGGGTGGCCTGAAGTCGATGTGGCGTCGTGAAGTCGAGCTTGAGCGCGACAACGACTTCGACACCGAGAACCTGAAGGCCAAGGCAACCGCTCGTTTCGTCCCCGGCTGGGGCGATTGGCGGGGTGCGTTCGGCGTCCAAGGCGCGGCCTAAGTCTGATTTCCCGGCGGCTTTCGGGTCGCCGGGAATATCACAAGGTAAGTCATGGCCATTCGTCCCGACACACGCGGCGCACCAAACTATATACCCGGTGGGGTCTGGGCCATTTGTGCGCGCTGTTCGTTCAAGCGGCGGCGTCCTGACATTGCGAAGGAATGGACGGGGCTGATGGTTTGCAGGGACACTTGTTGGGACCCTCGGCCTGCTATCCTTACGGCTCCTAACGTAGGGCCAGAGGGGGTGCCGCTTCCCGACATTACCCCGCGACCGCCTGACTTGTTTGTTGACCCTGAAAACCCCGTCCTCCCGGAAGACCTGTAACGATGGCCACAAGTGGCAGCATCACGGAGCTATTGACCGCGCGGGTTTTTGTCACGCAAGCCTTGTCACTGATTACGGTGCTTGGCGGTGGTGAAACGCCGTCTGCGGACGATGCGGCGCAAGGGCTGACGCAACTCCAATGGATGCTGAAAAGCTGGCAAGCGGATGGTTGTAACCTCTGGCGCGAAGAGGAAGAGACAATTGTTTTCCCGGCGGCGACTGCAACAGTGACACTCGACCCGCGAGTAATGGATGTGCAAGAGGCTCGTGCGGAGATTAGCCCGACGTTTCAGCGTATTCTGGACCGTTGGGAGCGTGGCGAATACATTGTCCTTCCCAATAAGAGCGCGGCGGGCCAGCCGACGATTTTCTATTTTCGTCGCTTGCGTGACAGTGTGACTTTGACGTTGTGGCCGGTTCCTACGACAGAGATAAACATCTTCTGCACAACGGCGCGTGTGATTGAAGACGTTACTGATCTCGACCAAAATGTGGATGTTCCGCAAGAATGGTCGGAGACGGTGACCTATAATCTTGCCGCACGTTTGCTGGACACTTTTGGTATTACGGAAACGCGGCCTGTATTGGCGGCGAGTATCGCATCAAAGGCCGCAAGCCTGTATGATAAGTTGAGCGGGTTTGATCGGCCCTCGGCAGTATTCCTTCAGCCCCAATACCCCCATAGAGGATATTCCTGATGAGCGGCGTTACTCGCTTCTTTGAAAGCCCCAACGGCAAAGACGTTCCGGTTAGCTATGAAAAGCCGATGCCGGTTAGCCCTAACAACATTACGACCAAGTTCCGTGAGGCGTTCGAGGATTTGAGCGTCGATCACTGGACGACTGTAGCCGCGACCGGCGACATTGTTCAGGTTGATGGCAACGCCGCCGCCGCGTCATACCTTACCATCTCCAAATCCCCGTGGGATGCTAGCACCGAGACCTCGCTAGAGACGGTCGCGACCTTTGACATGCCGATTGAATTGGCGGTCGGAGCGCATCGCTCGCAAGCCACGCTTGGGCAAGAGTTCTCGCTTGAGCTTGTGGACACTGACCCGGCGACCCCGGCTTATCCCGACATCGCGATTTCGTCGATCACGCAAGCCACGACCACGCTGACCGTTGACACAGTTGCCGACCACGGCCTTGTCCCCGGCAAGGCAATCGGCATTGTCGGGTGCTCGAACCAATTGGCCAACTATCCGGCGCTTGTGGTTGCCTCTATTCCGTCGCCTCGCCAGTTTACGGCTACGGCGGGACCGGGCGGCACCATTCCCTCGCAGACCATTACCAACCCGGTCGGTGCCAAGGGGTCGGTGTATGAGCGTAGGCGTCTCGGCGGCGCAAACGATGGTGTGTCGCAGATTTTTGAGAACGCGACGGCTACGAACGCCAGTTTCTATATTCGTTCGGAAAGCGGCGATGCTCTCCCGTCTGGCACGGTGATTGGCAACCATTCGATTACGGTTGGCACTACGGCGTCGGTGCAGCTTGTCAACGCGCCCTACACCTATGCGTTTTCACCGACCAACGAGTATCGCATTGTTCCGCAAGCTGACCGCGTTCAAACATCGGACGCGCTTGTGGATTCGCTGGCGCAGTCGAACAATCGCGTTCTGCGCACTCAAGTCTGCCCAAATCCGGCAAAAACTTACAAGTTCCGCGTCCGGGCGACGAACAACAAGTCGCTGACGGTTTTGACTGCCCGCGTGGTCAGCGTGAGCAAGCCGGGAACGACGGTTGGCACGTTCACGACGGCCACTGACCACGGCCTGACCACCGGCGATCTGATTGTCTATTACGGCAACAGCAACGTCGCTGCGTCGGCCTTCCCGAACCTGACGACGGCCACGGCGGTCACTGTTTTGACCCCGACGACCTTCACAGTCGCTGCAATCGGCACGGCGGCGACCGTGACCGGCTACGGCGGTGTGATTGCCAAGGTGCAAGGCGGCAACCTGTTGTCGGCCATTGGGGTGGCCAACAACTCCGGCGTAAACGCCACCCTGTCTACTCTAACGGACGGAACTCGCCAGCTTGTCCTAACCGGGGCGTCGGCGTGGTCGATTGGCGCAATCGGCGACTATGTGAACGTGGAAGGCGTCACGAACACCACCAACGGCGCGACCCTTGGCGTTGACGGGGCATGGAAGGTGGCGAACTCGGTCACGACCGCTTTGACGCTTGTTCCTGCAACGGATGCGTTCGCCTTGAGCTTGCCCGCTGATTTCGCCCTGACCAACTCGGCTGGCGCTGTCGTTAAGCGCACTTGCTTGCGGCTGTCCTACGTTCGCATTTTCGACTTTGAACGCCAACGGGTCGAGATGTTGAACCGCCCGACCGGTGACATCTCGGGTGCGGCCCCTGTCAACGTGCAGAACGTTCCGGCGGTCACAGTGTCGTCTGGCACGGTTACGACTGTCACCACTGTCACCACTGTTGGCGCGGTTACGGCTGTCACCACGGCGGGCACCCCCGCTGCCCCCGCCACCCCGCTGATTATCAACTCGGCGGCGACCACGAACGGGCAACTGGTCCTGACCGGCACGAGCGGCCTGCAAGCCTTGTTTGCGTCCAATACCGGGGCGACACCGGCTTACGTCAAGCTCTATAACAAGGCGACCGCTCCAACGGTCGGGACGGACACTCCGGCCATGCTGATTACCGTTCCGGCTGCCGTAGCTGGCGTCCCCGGAGAGAAAGAAATCACGCCGGGCTTCAACGGCTACCGCTTTGCGCTCGGGCTTGGCCTTGCGATTACGGGCGGCGCGGCGGACAGTGACACAACTGCGGTCGCTGCTGGTCAGGTCAAGGTCATTCTTTCGAGGACAGCATAATGGCAACTTTCACCGTCTTGGACCAAAACGGCCCCTACACTCGCGTTTTGGTCGAGTTCAAAGATCAGGCTTTCGAGCAAACCGTTCTGCTTAAGAAACCGGCTGATCTGCAAGCCTACGCAGATTCCTACGAGGCTGACTTTGCCGCGTTGCCTACCGAACCCGCGCCCGTTGACGAACCGTCCGATGCTGTCATTTGAAAAACAGCGTAAGATGGTAGCGAGGTAAAGAATAATGCCTCCGGCGCTTATCGGCACAACCTATGACAAGCGAGTCGTCGGCAAGCTCCCGCCTGTCCGGCTGATAAACCGGTATGTCGAAAGCGCGACGGCTAATCAGGTAACCGGCGTGGCTATCCTGCCAAGGCCGGGGCTTGTGCTGAAGGAGACGGTCGGGGCCACGCAACAACGCGGGGTGTTTCGAGAAGACGGGTTGTTCGATGGCGACCTGTTCAATGTAGCCCCCGACGTGCTTTATCGTGAAGGTGTGGCGGTTCCGTTTGCGGGCGGTGTGACGGAGATTGAAGGCACTGATCTAATCCGATGGGCGGGGACAGACCTTGTTGATGGTCTGTTCTTTGTCGGGGGCGGCGTTCTCTATCTCTACGACGGGACGGACGTTAGCGAAGTCACAGTGCCGGATAGCTTGACGGCAACCGATGTAACCGAGATTAACGGCTACATTGTCGTGCAAGTCGGGGGAAGCGGGAGGCGTTACTTTATCCGACCCGGCGAGATTACGATTGATCCGCTGGATTTCTTCACGTCGGAAAGCTCGCCAGACGGGTCTGTGGCCACGGTCGCGACGGCGTCGGAACTATGGCTGTTTGATGCGGAAAGCGCGGAGGTATGGCTTCCGACCGGGAATAGCGATGCTCCATTCCAGCGGTATCAGGGGCGCATCTTCTCGCGTGGGGCGACCTCGCGCGATTGCGTCCTACAGTTTGATAACACCGTTTTCTTCGTGGGCGAGGATAACGAGCAAGGGCGGATTGCCTACCGTGCGGCTGACGTTCCGCAACGTATCAGCACGACGGCGATTGAGGAGCGGTTCCGGCTTTCGGGTGCTGACCTGACCGCCATTGCGTTCATTCTGGACGGCCATGCGTTCTATATCGTGTCGTGCGATCAAGGCTCGTTTGCCTATGACGTTTCGACCGGCGCGTGGTGCGAATGGCAGTCCTATGGGTTTCCAAGGTTCCGTGGTCATGTGGCGGTTGCCTCGGCAGGCTCGCCCGTGGTTCTTGGGGACAGTGAAAGCGCCAAGCTGTTCACGCTTGACCCGACTGTAGGCAATGACGACGGCGACCCGATTTACCGCGTGGTTGGCGGTGGGGTTCCTACGGTTCGCAGACAGTCGATTGATAGTCTGTGGATGCAATGCAACACGGGCTATTCGTCGGACCCTGACTATTTGCCTTTAATCCGCATCCGATTTTCAAAGGACGGCGGGAATACATGGGGCGACGAAAAGCAAGCGAACCTCGGCTTTACCGGACAGTATAACAAGCGCGTGTTCTGGACGCGGTGTGGGCAGTATCGCTCTCCCGGTTTCTTGTTTGAAGTGATAGATTCTGACAATGTGCAGACGACTTTCCAGTATGCCGTTTTTAACGAGCCGTTCTGATGGTTAGTCGTCCTGTCAGTGTTTCGCCAATCCAGAATGCTTTTCCTGTTGTGGACCTTACAACGGGTCGAGCAACCGAGACGTTTCAAAGGTTTCTGCTTAATCTTTGGGAACGGACCGGCGGCTTTACGGATGAGTTCTTTGAAATACTGACGGTCGCCAATCTTGGCCAGATTCAGGGGCTAATCGCAACGGGACAGAACGAGGCGCTGGCGCGCCAGTTAGGAGATGTTGCGGCGCAAGGGCGGCTAAACTCTATCGACCGACTGTCGCAAGAGCTAGCAGCGCTTGGCCAGCAAGTGAACTTGTTGCAAGGTGTGATAACCTCGGGGTTTCGGGTCCCTATCCCCACGCGGGTTGTTTCGTTTGCCCAGAACGACACTTGGCAGCTTAATCCCGACATCAAAGCTATTGTGGCGTTTGCTGTCGGTGGTGGTGGCGGTGGGGCCGGTGGCACCGCCGGAACGAACGGTGGTGGTGGCGGCGGCGGCGCAAACTACTCGCTAGCGTTTATCGAGGGTTCTCTTTTGCCAGAGACTGTCGCGGTTACTGTTGGCGCTGGCGGCACAGCAGGAACGTCTGGCGGCAATGGCGGTGCTGGTGGTGATAGCACGTTCGGGGGTTTCTGTGCCGCGCGGGGCGGTTATGGCGGTTTGGCAACGGGAACATCTGGCGCTGTCAATGAAACATACGGCGGGATGTTCCGAGGTGGTTCCGGAGGCGCGGGAGCGACGGGTGGTGATGGCAGTAGCGCACCTAACGATTACCCCGGCGCTCCGGGCGGTGGCGGTGGCGCTTACTATGCGGGAACGCCTTCTGTTGGCGGAAATGGCGGCGCGGGGAATAGCCGGTCTCTTTCAGCTACGGGCGGCGGCGGTTCTGGAGGTTTGAGCACGGGCAGCGACGGCGGCAGCAATCCGATTTCGGCAACGTTTATCGGCCCCGGATTTGGCGGTGGTGGCGGCGGCAGTGCGGTAGGCGCTAGCGGGTCTGGTGGGGCCGGTTATAACGGGGCGGGCGGTGGCGGTGGCGCTGCGCGACCCGGCAACGCGCGTCCGGGCGGTATTGGCGGTCAAGGCCGCGTTTGGGTGTTGGAGTATTACTGATGGCAACAAGAGCAACTGGCGCAACTGCGGCGCTAACGACAACGGCCACGTCAGTTTTGGCAGCCGGTGTAAATGAAGCGATTGTCTTTACTAACGTGATTGCAATGAACCGGGACACAACGGCTCGGGTGGTGACGTTGTATCAAGTGCCGTCTGGCGGCGTGTCGGGGGTAACTAATCAATTGCTGACGCAATCCGTCTATGCCGGACAATCACAATCTATTTCAATTGGCGCAGTGGTTATTGCCAATGGAGCGTCGCTTCATGCCAAGATTGATAGCGGAACGAGCGTCAATCTGTCCCTAAACTATTACACAACAGACCAACAAGCATGAGGACGCTAGACCCGTCATATTTGAACGAGGTCGCCAATCATCCAAAAGTCCGTCCGTGGCTTAAGGGTGAGGGGCACGTTGATCTGTCGCCCATGATTAGCGACCCGTCGAATATCGCCTTGCAGTTTGAGGGTGGTGGATGGGTGCTAAGGAGCCTCGGCGCTTGTCAGTATGAGGTTCACTCGATGTTTGTCCCGGAGGTTAGAGGGGCAAAGGTTCGAGACAATCTAAAGGCCGCGCTAGAGTATGTGTTCTTGCAGACTGACGCGGTTAAACTTGTGACGCAGTTGCCGGAAGGTAATGTGGCCGCGCGGGCACTTGCGCGGATAGCAGGTTTTCGGCTATGGTTCGGGGAATATCACGTCCTCTGCATTGAGGATTGGATTCAGGCGAGCGATGCTTGCTTACAGGCCGGTCAGCAGTTTCATGAGAAACTAGAGGCAATCATCCCCTCTCATGCTGCTGGAGCGGCGTTTCTGATGCTACCGACTAATCCGGCGAAAGCTGTCTGGCATTACAATCAGTGGGCTGCGGTTTGTTTCGCGCCGCTGATTAGTCTTGTCTCGGTGACGCCCCTCATGGTCGAGTGCGGCAAGGTTCTCCACGGCCCTGATCTGGAGGCTATCTGATGCCGGTAGCGGTTCCTCTTATTGCTGGCGCGACTGCTATCGGCGGGGCTGCTATTGCGTCTAGCGGTTCGCGGCGTCAAGCCAACGCGGCTCAAGATGTAGCCAACCAGAACAACGCAACACAACAGAACATCTTTAACCAACAGCGCGCTGATCTGGCCCCGTGGCGGGCGTCTGGTGAAGCGGCTCTTGTAGAGATTAACCGTCGCCTTGGCTTGGGCGGCACGGCTCCGGCGACTCCGCGTCAAGGCGCTGGCCCTGTCATGGGCGGTGGTGGCCAAACCCTTACTCCGACGATGGGCGGTGGTGGCGGCGGTTATGGCGCGGGCGGTGCAAGTTATGACCAACGCGACGTTGCCCAAATGGCCCCCGCGATGGCTATGGCCGCTGACAAGGGCGGCATGGTTCCGCAAGCGATGGGCGGGGTGTTGTCATATGATGGCGCGACCGGCCCGCAAGTGTTGCCGGGTCAACCGGGCATGGCAAATCCCACGGGCGTTGCTCCGACCACGCTTCCGCCCGCCCCGGGAACGGCTCCGGCTGGCGTTAATGCGCTAGACCCTGAGAACCGTTACGGCGGCTTTTATGCCTCGCCGGGCTATCAGTTCCGGTTCGATGAAGGCCAGCGCGGGGTTAACGCCAACCGCGCGGCGTCGGGCATGATGCAAAGCGGCGACACGCTGCGAGCCTTGACCCGCTATGGTCAGGACTATGCGTCGAACGAATACAACACCCAACTGAACCAACTGTTCAGTGTGGCGGGCCTTGGCCAGACGGCTACGGGTCAGGGCAACGCCTTGGCGGGTCAATACGGCGCACAAGTCGGGATGAACAACCAAAACGCCTCGAACGCCCTTCAATCCAGCTACGGGACGCAAGCAGGCTTGTGGGGCAATGCCCTTCAAGACCTCGGCGGTATCGGGATGGATTATTTCTCTGGTCGGAGAAACTAAGCGATGCCGCAAGAATACGAAGGCTCTAATCGGATGTTCCGCACTTTCAACGCCTTGCAAGGCGTTCGGCAGGCGGGCGCACGGCGGCAAGCGGGTAACGCGCTGGCGACCGGCAATCAGGCGGAAGCGGCGTCCATTCTTGGCGAGGCGGGTGATCTGCAAAGCCAGCGTGTGCTGCAAAACGACATGACAGCCGAAGCGGATGCAATGCGCGAACGCGAGCAAGCGGAACGGACGGAAAAGCTACAATTCATCCTTCGCGGTGCGGAGGGTCTGTTGCAGGCCCCGCCTGAGCAGCGCCGTGAGATTTACACGACCACGCTGCGTCCGGTGCTTCAACAGATGGGTTACCCGGACGACGTTTTGGCGCAACTTGATGCGTCGGAAATGAGCGACGCTCAACTGCGCTCGCTGGTGACGGCGGTTGGCGGTGAGCTTCCGTCAATGACCGCTGGCGACCGTATGTCTGGCGGCAATGTCATTCGGCCTGACCCTTACACTGGCCAATACGGCACGGTTTATGAAGCTCCGGCGGCAGCGCCAAACGTCCCGACCGGCTGGATGATGAACGAAGACGGTAGCATTTCGCCCCGTCCCGGTTACGTCGAAGGCCAACGCCAGTTGTCGGCAGCAGGCCGCGCGCCTCCTCGTCCGCGTTCTAATACTAGAGGACCGTCAGCGCCGCCTTCGGATCCGAGAGCGAACAACGGCGCGGGCGATCTGCCGCCCGGTTTTACGATTCAGAGGCGCTAATGGAGCCGCAAGAAGGCGATATCGCGGCAGACGGCAAGGGCAACTTTCTCGTTCGTCGTGGCAATGACTGGTATCCGTCGCAACAAGACGGACGCCCGCTTCAGCGCATCCCGCGCCCCGATTATGGGGCCAACCACTTTCAACTGCCGAATGGTGATATTGTTCGTCAAGGCCCTCGCGGTGGCCAAGAAACTGTCGAAAACTTTGGTGGTGCGGGCGGTGGTGCGGGCGGAAGCGGACTTGTAAGCGCCGATCAGCGCGGGCGTTACAATATTGGCGCTGACCCTTTGGTCCGGGCAGAGCGGAACCTTGCGGTCGAAGAGGCACGTGGCAACCCGCTTAATCGCGATTGGGGCGCTGTTACCCTAAACGCTATCGACCTAGACCCGCGTGGCGATTCCAGCTTTCGGCCCTTTGCGCCTTTGGCTAACCTTTGGGGCGGTCAAGATTATCAGAACGCGCAGCAGGCTCTTAGCACCTATGAGGCATCTTTGATGCCCATTCAGTCGGGAGCGAGCGTTACGGCTTCGGAGGCCGCGCGCCAAATCCGTGCTGACTTTCCAGCGCTGGGGGATAGCGCGGAAACCTTGCGACGGAAGGCTGCGAACCGCCGTGACCGCATTAATGCCATTCTTGCCGGAATCGGTCGCCCGCCCGCTTTTACAGAACAGGATTTGGCAAATCCTGCCGACACTTCAACCGACCGTGAGGTTGCAGCGCTATCGACGATTGGAGGTGGAGAGCCGTTTGCTAACGCCGACCCGAACGACGTTTCGCGCCCTAGTTTGCGCACCCCGGAAAACTACTATCCAGATTCCGCCGCCGCTATTGCTGGCCCCGGCCCGACATATACCGGCCCCGGTTCGTCGGCTGCAAACCCGTTTGTTCTGAAAAACGTCGATCTGGATTCAGAGGACGATTATGCTCAACGCCGCGCGGTCGCGAACCTGTCGCGCGGGATGTATGTGCAGCAACCAGACGGAACGGTCTCTCGGCTAACCGGAGACCCTTACACCGACGAAAACGCTGCGAACAATCAGGGCTTGGGTGGCGTGATGACGCGCGGTCGCAATCTTGGCGATCAGTCGCGGGCGTTTGCTATGGCGGCAGCGGAACAAGTGCCGTTCCTTGATGAAGCGGCGGTGGCAGCGGCAGGGGCTATCAGCGGGCGTGGTTATTCCGATGTCCGCGACAGTTATCAGGCTCTTCAGCAAATCGACAACCAGACGAATCGGCGCCAGCGCATTGCGGGTGGTTTGGTGGGTGCGGCTGGCACGACGGCGCTTCCGGTGGGGATGTTGGGCCGAGGGGCAAACGTAGCGCAAGCGGCGCGGGGTGCTGGTGTCGTCAACAGGCTGGCATCTTTTGGAGCGCGAAACGCGCCTCGCGTGGCGGGCGGCGCGGTGACCGGCGGCATTTATGGTGCTGGCGCGGGTGAAGGTGGGCTAACGGAACGTGGCGGCAACGCCCTCGAAGGCGCTGCTATTGGCGGCGTTCTAGGGCCTGTCGCAGAACCTGTTGCTCGGCTTGGCGTGAACGCTATTCGCGGGGTAGGAGACGCGGCGCGTCGGGTGGTTCGCCCTAACGCTCTTGAAAGCGCGACTGACCGTTTCAGTCGTCGTTTTAATCCTGATGCGGGTGTTTTGGCGCAACGCGCTGATGAACGCGCCGCACAAGGGCTTGAGACAACATTTGTCGATTTGATGGATGCTGGCCAGCAAGGCTTGACCCGTGCGTTGGCTACTCGTCAGACACCGGCTCGCCAAGCCGTGCGGGACTTTGCTGAAGGCCGCGCGGAAAACTTGCCGGACCGCATTTCGCGGCAAGCGCGCCGTAATCTCAGCGCCGATCCGCGTTCACCTATGGAAATTAGGGAACAACTAGCAGCTACGGGTCGCCGCGAGGCCGCGCCGCTTTATGAGGCGGCTTATGCACGATCAATGCCGCCGTCGCCGGTTATTGAAGATTTGCTTTCACGGCCTGCGGGTCGTGCGGCGCTTCAACGGGCCTATACAATTGCGCGCAATGAGGGTCGCAATCCTAACGAGTTGGGAATGTTTGTCGCGACGCGGGATGTGGGTAGCCCGGCGGCACCGTCGCGCCGTCCTGCCGATCCTGAGTTGTTTGCTGATTTGGACGCGATGCGCGCGGGCCGTCGCACTCAAGGTCCGGCGCGTGGTGACAGCCTGCTAGAATTTATCTCCAAAAACGGCGGTGTTCGTGACGATGGCGGTGATCTGGCGTCCATTGGCGCTGACACGTGGAACCGGCAAGGCTCATGGCGCTCTCGGGCCGTGCGGGATGACGGTTTGTCTTTGGAGCAAATGGCTGACCGCGCGAGGGCTGCGGGTTATTTTGATGATGTGGCAGACGCTACGGCGGATAGCGCGGACAACTATCAGCGCATCTCCTCGCAAGATATGGTCAGGGCAATCGAAGGCGAGTTGCGGGGAAGCCATCGGTTTGCGCGGGCGGTTGGTGATACTGACCGTTCTGCAAATGCGGCGCTGCGTTCGTCTCGCCGTGACGCCCTTGAGGAGAGGTTGGCGCGCGAGGGAATTGACATTTCTCGCGCCAGCAACGCGGATATTGCGCGGGCGTTGAGGGACGCTGACGACGCGGAAGCGCGGGCGATGGCGTTTTTGGAGGGGGAATCTCCGGGGCCTCGCGTAGAACTAATCCCCGGTGAAACTCCGTCGATGCAAACGCTGGATTACGTCAAGCGCGGGCTTGATGATGTGCTAGAGGATTCGCGCAACGCGACGGGGCAACTCGTTCTTGATACCAACGGGCGCGCAATTCAACAATTGCGTAGGGATTTTCGTGCGGAACTTGACCGGCTTAACCCCGATTACGCCGCCGCCCGCGCATCTCATGCTAGCACCGCCGCTCTTCAGCGCGCGACGGAATTAGGAGAAGGCTTCCTTACAATGGAGGCCGATGAATTTTCGCGGCTTGTTTCTCGCCTCGGTCCGGCGGAACGCGAGGTCGCACTTGCGGCGGCAAGGCGAGCGGTTGAGCGGGGCGTTGGAACGCAAGGGGCAGCGCCGGGCATCGCTCAACGTCTAGCGTCGGGACGCGAGCAAAGTATGCGGAACGCGGCGTTGTTGGAAAACCCCATTCCGTTTCAAGAGGCAATGCGGGGTGAACGCGAAGGCTTGATGGCTGCGCGCCGTATTGATCCGGGCCAAGGCTCGCCAACCGCTCCGGCTTTGAGCGATCAAGCGCAAGCTGGCCTTGATGCGGCGTCGGCTGTCGGTAGCGCGATGGTCGGAAATATGCGTGGCGCGGCGGGTTCGTTGGCCCGACTGGTGCGGCTGGGGTATTCTGATGCGGAGGCTCAAGCGTTGCTTGAGGCGGCTATCGACCCGAATCGCACCCGAGAAGTTATCGATATGCTTGCTCGTCGCATGAACCGGCAAGATGCGCGAAGCACGCTTCGGTCTATTCGTTTTGCAATCTCGCAACAATCCGGGCAAATGGCAGGAGACGAAGAGTAATGGCTGCTGGTCGCATTGTCGTTCCGCCGTATTTTCCGGCTCGCAACCGTGACTTTGACCTCCTTTCGGGGGCAAAACTCTATGTCTATACAAACCTGACAACGGAAAAAGCGAGCATCTATATCGATGAAGCCCTGACTGTTCTTTCCGCAAATCCGGTGATTGCTAATAGCTCTGGCCAGTTTCCGGCGGTTTATGCGGAAGCCGGAACGGAAGCCTCGCCCGTTCTCTACCGTGTCAGCGTTACGACATCGACGGGGGCAAGCCCCGGCAATCCGTTCACTTTTGACAACTACCGTCCTTCGGTGGATTGGGAGACGGCGGCGGCTGCGCTTGCTGAGGCGGCGGCTGCGGCAGCGGAAGCGGACGCCGTGCAAACGGCAGCAGATGTGGTGCTGACAGCCGCAAATGCGGCACAGACCACGGCTGATCTAGCGGCTATTGAAGCAATTATCGCGGACGCACCTGAAGCCCCATCTATTCTTAACAAGGCAAACCTCAACGGCGATAACATCACTGGTGCTAATATCGCGGCATTTCGCGCGGCTATCGCTGCTGTTGGCACGGCAACACTTTCGGCTCCCAACGGCTCGTCGGGCGTTGGATGGAATGCCGGGGTAACGGGCGACGTTGACCGCACGGTTGAAAGCAAGCTGCGAGATTTCCGCTCGTTTGAGGACTTCGGCGCTGTAGGCGACTACGATAGCGGAACCGGAACCGGGACTGACGATACTCTAGCCATTCAGGCTGCTCTCGACTGGGCTTTTAGCGGCGGCACGGTGGCAGCCCGCGCTATCCTGATGACCGCCAAGAACTTCCTTTCCGGCAACCTCATTACCTACCCAACAACGTGCATCATCGGCACGGGGTCGCACACGTCTGCCTTTTGGTGTAAAACCGGGACAACGGGGCGGTTTATCACTGACAACGGGAGCGCCGCCAAAACCAACTTGTCGGGTTTTACTATCTATGGCCGAAACAACACGGCGGTTACGGCAGGCATCGACCTTGGCAACAACGGCGTCCAATTTGGAACTGAGGGGCTGTTGCGTGATATCATCGTGCGCGACTTCCGCAATGCTTACGGCTGGAATGTAAACGGAAACGTCGGGCGTTTCCAGAATCTGACCGGACAAAGTTGCCGCACTAATATGCGGATTACGGGTGACGCCAACAAACTGTTCTGCATCGAAAGTATGCAAGCGGGGGAAGGTTCGACCGGCGCGATTGCCGGGGGTCCTGTCAACGTGCGCGGGCTTGATCTGTCTGGCTGCGTGGGCGATCAATTTGAGATTGAAGCAACCACGTCCGGCGGTCTTCCGTTTCGGATGACGGGTGATTGTCAGATAGACAAATATCTAATCTCTTCCGCCAACGGAACGACGTTTAGCCATTTAGTTGAGGTTGACACCACAACTTACAATCAATTCTCTCTGACTAATCCGACCATGCTGGTTACTGGCTCGGTTACTGTTACTAATGGCATCGTCAAGGTCGGGTCGCTGTATCAAGGCGGGACTAGTCCGACCGCGTTCTCAGGCAAGTCGATCATTTCGGCGCTGAACATTGAGACGGGCGCGTTCCGGCTGCGTGACGCGCTGTATCAGGCGATCACGGTCCAGCTTTACAATGACGCCGGGACAATCAAGCACCGCATTGGCAGTCTGGCCGACGCGAGCTTGGCGGGGACCTATTGCACGAAAATCGCCGGCTCAAGCACGTCGTTTACGACCACTCCAACCGGTGCGGCGGCGTTTTCGGCGGGTGCGTCATTGCTCGCTAGTGGTGGCCAGCTTGCGCTCAACACGACAAACGCTCAGGTTGAAGCAACGCAGACCGTTCAAGGCACAATCACGCTCAACGACTCTGGCACTGCGCTAGATGTGGCGCTGTTGGTTTATGATGCAACAGTTAACGGGGTCACTGCCAAGCGCATAGTTATTGAGTATCGAGTGGCGGCAACTGGCGCAATTTACAACGTCGCATCAACGCTTCCCGTAGGCAAGTTTATCTCTGTTGGTTTTACTGGATTCATTTTCTAGGATTAAACATGACTGCTCAAGAACACATCGAAGCCATCGGGCGCGCTATTATTCAGGTGGAAGCTGCCGTCAAGGTCATGCAAAACGCGACACAGCAGGCCGACCAACGGGACCCCACTGCAAAGGCCATGCGGAAGGCGACGGAGCAAGCCGAGAAGAGCCTTGCTCTCCTCCACGCGAGATTGGAGCGGGCGCAAAAAGCCTACATGGCCACCCGCGACGGCAAGAACATCGTCGCCTTCTCGGGGGGGACAGACAAACCGCCGGTCACTGACCCCGACAAGCCGGTGAAGCCATGATCTGGTATCTCTACGCGACCGTTGCAGTCTTCTTGATCTGTTTTCTGGCCTATCGGTCGAGGCCGGAGAAGTATGCGGACCTGATGGGTGTCAGCGCCTTGCTGGCCTTAGTCTTTTGCATCGGGAACGCAATCACGGTCCTGTATCACTTCCCGGATGCGCTGCTGGCCTCGCCCATTCTCGACCTTTTTCTCGTCGGGATGATCTTCCGGTCAAATCAGCAAAACCCGGAAGTCTGGAAAACGCTGATGGTCGGCACACTGGTTGCACAGCTTGCTTCTCATGCGGTGACTATCGGGCTGTGGAAAACCGGCGCGCTGACCGAGCACGGACTGTGGACATATGTGGTTGTCGTCAACGTCATTTTTGTCGTCCAGCTTCTTACCCTCGCGACCATCGGAGTGGGTCATGGCTTGGATTGTCTTCGCGGTTGGATGTCTGATCGCAGGCATTCGGCTCTTGCACAGGATGCTGGACAATGACCAATCCGACGCCAAGTCTGGACGTGGTCGCAAACGACGTGCGCCATTTAACTGATCGGGTTAAAAAGCTAGAAGCCAAAGAGGAAGCATCATCGCGAAAAGGTGATATCCAGACGGGTATCGCAGTGGGGTTTGGAGCGATTATGACCCTGCTCCTGCCAAAGATTGCCGAAGTGCTAGGGCTGTCCTGATGAACCTGCCAGAGCGCAATTATGCCACGCTCGACGCGCTGGCCGTCATCGGCTCGCTCGTCATTGTTGCGGGCATCGTGTTCGGGCTGTTCGTCGTCAAGCTCGACCCGGCTGTTGCTCCTATCGTCTCGGCCTTGGCCACGGCAATCCTTGGCATCCCGGTCTCCTACGGCGCGTTCCGGTGGGGTAGCAGTGTAGGGGCGAAGAACGCTCAAAACCCGGCTGGCCAGCCGCCTGTTGAGGAGAATCAACCGTGAGTAAACCGTTCGTTCTGCGAGTTCAACACCGCCTCAATCAATACGGCGCGGGCTTGAAAGAAGACGGCGAGGCGGGTCCGGCGACCAACGCCGCGCTGGACAAGTATCTGCCCGAAAAGGTGGCAGAGCGCGTTGTGACGGATTCGACCATCCCAAACGATTATTGGCCAATGCTGGCGAAGATCGAAAGCGGGAACCGTCCATATATCAAGGCGACGACATCTAGCGCCTCGGGCCTGTATCAGTTCATCAAGTCCACATGGCAAGCAGAGGGCGGCAAGTGGGGGCCTGATATGTCTGCCGCGTTTGGCGGTTTTACGCCGTCAGAGGCTGAACAGTTGCAGCGGGCGCGCACGTTTACCGAAAAGAACGTGTTGGCGCTGAGGAAGGCCGGAATCCCGGTTAACAACGCCTCTCTGTATGCCGCGCATTTCCTCGGCGCAGGAACGGCTATCAAGGCGCTTGAGGGCGACCACACAGACCGGATTGACGCTCATGTAGGGAGTGCGGCGATTGCGGCTAATCCGTCAATCCTCGGCGGCGGAAAGACGGTCGGCGACTTCCTGACTTGGCTTCACCGCAAAACCGGGCATTGGGCTAAATAAGGGGTGAAGCGAGCGCCCTATTCCCACCAGAACCGCTGTGGTGGCAGCGGAAGCGTTAGGCATATGCGCCTTCACGCGATTAGGCATCTCGCCTAGCCATAATGCCTGAAAACGAATAGGATGCAACCCATGTTTGGTTTAGACCGCACCGCAACCCGCATCGTCCAGATTGGCGCGCTCGTCGTCGTCCTGCTATTCGCGCTCGCCGTATTCACCATGCTTAACAAGCCGTCTGCAAAGAATGAAGCCAAGGTCGCTACAGCCGTCGCAAAACAGTTAGACCGGGTCGCAGCGGAAACCCCTGTCATCCGACAAGATCAAGAGGACAAGCAACGTGAAGTCGAACAAATCCAAGGCGCTGATACTCCCCTTCCTGCTGGTTTCGCTAGCGAGCTTGAGCGGGTGCGGAGGGGCGGCTAACGTCGTCATCCCGGAAAGCCTGAAATCCCCTTGCGTCTCAACTGTGGACGTAAGCACGGCACAGACCGTTGGCGATCTAGGCCGTGCAATAGTCGCTCAAGATGGTGACCTCCGCGTTTGTGACGTAAAGCGCGAGGCAATCGTCGCTATCGCAGAAAGTCAAAACCGCGTGTGGTGGTGGCCCTTCTAACGCCTCTGGTCCTCCCGAATCCACAACTGACAAAACACGGCTACGGCGGTAAAGAACCCGGCTAAAAGGATGGCGATATGTGACTTGACATACCCTAGCGGCCCGCTAATGTAGACACGGCAAGGAAAATCGCTGTGTCCAACCTGTCCGCCAAACATTTCCATTCCGAAGCCGCCGCCTTCGCTTACGTCGAAGCGCGCGTTTGGCCAGAGGGTCCTGTTTGCCCGTTTTGCGCCGCTGATGGCGTCGTTAGCCGCAGCATTAAGCCGATGAAAGGCAAAAGAAGGCCCTGACCGACCGGCCAGAGCCTTCCCTTGACAGCGAGTCCCCTAAAGGGGACAATTAGTCATCCTAATCTGGCGGCTTGCCACATGGGATGCTCCTAGCAGGGCCTTTGGCCCCAGTTGGGTGGGTGAACCGGCGACCGGGCCTGACTTTTCAGAGGCTGACCCGACGACGGAATGAAGGTGGAACCGGGGGGAATCGAACCCCAGGGGAGACGTTGCAAAGTGTTCCTGGGCACCAGCCCTCCGGCCCCAGACTAGTCGAACGCTCCGGCGTTCAGCGCGGCCTCCCTTGCTTCGGCATCGGAGGCCGTGTTCGTTTTCAGCCGCCACTCGCCGCGCCCGACCATTTCAACGATTTCGTCGCGGGTCAGCTGCGCCATGACGGCTTGGATGCTGGAATAGGGAATGCTGTGGCCCTGATCTTCTAGATGGTCCTGAATCGTCTTGACGCTGGTTGCGCCTTGCAGGCTCGCCATCGCACCAAGAACAAGGTCTCGGTTCTTGCCGCGCGGAGCCCTCGCGGCCTCTTGTGGTGCCGCCTTCGGCTTCGCCCACTCTGGTTCTGGCCGCTCATCCATGGCGAAGGCCGCGACCTTGGCCATCGCCAGTGCGTAACCTGCGGCATGACCTTCCGCGAGCGCTTCCCTTCGGATGCGTTCGATCATTTGGCTCAGGTCGGTAAGCGCGTCAGACATGTCGGGGGAATCACGTTTTGGAGACAGGCACGTAGATAGGCGCCGTTGCATCGAAACGTCAACCGCTTCCCGCCTCTACGTTTTCTTTGCGTTTTTCCCGGCGGCCCGGCTGGGTATGTCATCTCCCATATCGCCAAAAGGATGTCAGTCATGGTCGGCCATCTCCTCTAGTTTTTGGGTGAGGTTTCTGGTCAGAAACAACCCGGCCCCGTATGCGTCCTCGCCGTCGTTATCCCATGTTCGCACGGCTTTCTGTTCGATCTCCAAAATAGCGCGAGCGATGACGGCGAGCTTTTCATCCGTGGTCATGTGTCTTCTCCTGTAAGGGCGGCTCGGGGCGGCAAGCCGTCGCAGAACTTCGGCCACAGCCCCTCGCCCACGATGAAGTCATCCCTGCCGTTGAGCAGATTTTGCAGCCTCTCTATCTCAGCGGCTTGGCGTTCAAGGGTGTCGAGAAGCGCGGGGACGGCCTCGCGGGACAGGGCGATGAAGGCCCCGTTTCTTTCCGCGTCGTGGTTACAGCCGGAAACCTCCGCAATCGTACTTTCGTAATGACTGTTGAACGTGTCCGGGGAATAGTCGGGTCGATTGCCATACCGCTCCGCTAGGTCAAAGGGCCCAACGGAGACGCCGCCGGGTCCGCCCCATTCGTCTTCGGGCTGGAGCGGGCCAGCAAACCACGGAGCTTCGGTAGTGCCTTCCAGCGCAGCCCGCAGCCTCTCGCACAGACCGGCTATGTCAGGGGTGCGGAACGGCGCGGTGTTTCTCTCGACCTCGGCCCGCAGACGGGCTTCTGTTTCGTTTGATAGAGTGATCATTTGCCGTGCTCCCGTTCGTATTCTCTGTGAAAAGCTATCCACCATGCCTCGGCTTCGTCTGACCCTTCTGGGTGCGGGCAGGGCCGGTGCGTCGGAGCGGCAAGCGGCCCCCATGCGTGGATTGCTGCGTCTTCAGCATCTTGCTCGATTGCGTCCAGCAGATCCTCATTTTCGTCGTCGTAGAGATTCATCACTCCCCCCCTGTATCGGTAGGGCGAAGGGCTGCGATGATGGCGTCGAGAAGCCGCACGATCTCCTCCCTGCTCACCCCTACCGGAACGACAGGCTGGTTCTCAAAGACGAGATTGCCCGCGTCATTTTCCCGGAACTCTCGGCCGCACGATTGGCAAATCCAGCCCTCGATATGGCCACCGCAATCTTGACAGGTAGCCCGCGCCACCGGCTCCCCGCTCCCTACCGGAACGACAGGCTGGCCGATGACTTCTGCTTGTGACGCGGCCCATGCGCGGTCATCGTCGTCCGGGTCTTGCCTGTAGGTGGCCAGCGTCAATGCGCTCTCAATCGCCTCGTCGTCGATCAAGGTTCCGCGCTTCACCATGCCGCGAAGAACATGGGCCATTTTGTCAGCCTGCCCGCTCCCTACCGGAACGACAGGGGAGGCGTAGAGGGGCTGGACTTCCCAGCGCTCTGGATCAGCACGGATCATTTGAAGCGCAAGGCCGCGTTCCAGACGCCAAGGCGCGTCGGGGATGACGGCATCGTGGCTGTCAAAACGGATGCGCCGAACCGCATAACCCCAAGCCTCCCCCTCTGGTGCAGGGGTGCGGCGGTTCCATTGTTCAAGCTGTTTCGGGACATCAAGCGATATGGAAATGCGCCGTTCATTCAGCCAGCAATCGGGCGTCTCGCACCGACCATAAGGGTTGACGCCACCACCCAGGGTCAGCGGCTTTTGACAGAACGGACAAGGCGACAGTTTCTCGTTCATCGTTCATCACCTTTTTGGTTGAGGGCGGCTCGGGCGCGCTTTCCGTCGTCGCCATGCACTGCGCTGCGAGGCTCACTGACTTGAGTAAGCGCGTAAGAGATCGGGTCCGCGTAAAACTCCAAAGCCCGGCGCTGCTCTTGGTATGCTTTCAGGAGGGCGCGGAGGTCGGTAACGGTCAACACCGCCTCTCGGATGTCACCGACGTTCAAACCATGAATGAGGTCGCGGTCTATTTGAGACATCTTGGCCCGCTCGCTCAGGTAATGGTCCAGCCGCCCCTCCATGTCAGCGGGGAGTTCGTCGGGGGTCATGATGCTTCTCTCTGCTTAAGCATGGCGTCTGCGAGGATGTAGGCGTCTGACGCATAGACGCTGGCCTCAATGGCACCATGGTATGAACGAGCCGCCACAAGCCCAGTCAGTGCGGCCATTGCAAACTCATCGCGGGTCCGGTCGTAAACCCGAACGGTCGAAAACGGCGTCGGTGACCACGTAACCGTCGGCTTCATGATGCTTCTCTGGACTTCGCCAGTGAAACGATTGCGGACTTCAAAAGGTATCGTGGTCATGATGCTTCTCCTGTGGCTTCGTCAGTCAGCGCGCACATACGCTTGACAAGATCGACGGCGCTGTCCTGTAGGCTGGTGACGGTCGGAGCGAGCGCATTCCACGCCGCAGCCCTCGCCGCATCCGCATCCCCCGCCGCAGCCCACGCCGCATCCATCGCCGCAACCGCCGCCGCAGCCCCCACCGCAGCCGCCGCCGCAGCCGCCGCCGCAGCCGCCGCCGCATCCCACGCCGCATCCCACGCCGCAGCCCACGCCGCAGCCCCCACCGCAGCCCACGCCGCAGCCCCCGCCGCAACCGCCGCCGCAGCCCCCACCGCAGCCCACGCCGCATCCGCGTCTTTTCGGATGGCGTCCAGTGTTGGCTTAAGCGACGGCACGGCGGAAAAGTCAGTAATCTCGGGGAACGCTTCCAGTGTATCGGCTTGCGTCGTCAGTCCGGCAAGCCGCAGCCATGCGGGCGTCTGAACCCGGACATACCAGTCAGTCGCCATGTTGGCGCGGCGGGTTTTAAGCGCCTTTGACCCGCGCGTCCCGGCCAGAACCGGAATGAGCGGCAGAAACAAGCGGACGCGGTCATCATCGGACGGCAACCCGTCATTCCACGCGACCATAAAGGCAGCGATGACCGGGCAGGTGCAGTCGGGGATAATCAGGTCGGTCATATCAGGAAATCCAAAAGAGGCTGATAACGCCAGCGAGGGCCAGCAGGATGATGATGCTACGCGGGCGCAGGACCTCGGCCACGGCACGGAACCACAGCGGCGGCTCGTCGGAGGGGCGGAAGTCCCATCCACGCGATGAACCGTGGTCAGTCATCATCGCGGCGTGGCGGCGGTGATCGGTGTGTTCTGCTCGGTCAATCATTGGTCTTCTCCCTCTTGTTTTGATGCTTTTGTCATGAGCGAGAATGTCTCGGCCCATTGAGATGTTTGGTAGGCTGCCAGCTTGTCCCGGACCCATGCAGAATGCTTCTCGGGGACGCCGTGTGCAGCATAGGTGCGGCTAGTGCGCTCGTTCACGCCGATAACCCTAGCCGCCGCCCTCTGGCTTAGGTTGAGGGCGGCGATAGCGGCGCGGTAAGTGTCAGGCGTCATGCAATCTCGCCGTAGATCATTTCAAGGCGCTGCATGATCGCGCCGACCCCGTTGGCCTCAAACACAAAGCGGGGCCATTCGTCGCCCTCATACTCGGCGACCAGATTATACATTTGCGGCTCGCGGTATCGTGGCGCATCGCCTTTAGAAATCAGCAGCCGCGTCGGGCAACCGTCAATGTGAATGCGCCAGCCAACCGGGGCTTTGCGTTTGGTAATCTTTGCCATCGGTCTTCTCCTCGGGGCTTGATTGCCCTCGACACACAGACCCTAGGCCCGTCCCGCCCTATGCGTCAAGTCCTATCTCCACCCTCCCCTTAAAAAACATTGGGGTTAGGTCATTCGCGCTTTGCGCTAGGGTCGAAGGTCAGCGGTCACGCTATCAAAGCGCCCGGTCCAGACGACTAGCCGTCCAGACAACACATCGGCATGGCGGCGAAGGTGGCGCTTAAAAGCCTTAACTGTCCGGCACGGCGCAACGTTGGAAAGCCCGCTTTTGTTGT